GAAACGTGCCCATGACTGCCTGGGCTAGGGGAAGGGTCAACAGCTTCGTAAGCGGCAAGGGAGGCGCCAGGAAAGCTGACGCCGATCTGATTCGGGGGAAGAAAACCAAGAAGTCGGAGAAAAAGTGATGCCAGGAACTAAGTATTCAAAAAAGCAAATGCGTATTGCTCGAGTAGCGAAGCCTCGTAACAAGATCACGGGTGCTGACTTCAAAGCTTTGAAAAAGTCGAAAGCTAAGAAAAAGAAATGAGCAAGAAGAAGGATCCGAAGCTAGAGCGAGCTGGGGTGAGTGAATACAACAAACCCAAGCGGACTCCGAACCACAAAACGAAATCGCATGTTGTTGTGGCGAGAAAGGCTAATGGAGAAACCCGGATCATTAGATTCGGACAACAAGGCGTCAAGGGTGCTGGGAAAAATCCTAAGACGGCGAAAGACAAGGCTCGGCGTAAATCGTATTACGCCAGGCACGGTCCAGCCGGCAACGATCGTTTCTCGGCGAAATTCTGGGCGCACAAAACTAAATGGTAGGAGCCAACTATGGGCATGAACTACGGAAACAAAAAGAGTTATGGCAATTCATCGAAGAAGAAATCGGCGACTGCTACAAAGCGCAAGAAAAAAACAAAGAGGTAAGACGGTGAAGACGCTTGTGCTGGAAAGGTTTTGTTACCACCCGCGTGGAACTTTGGGGGTTCTGCATGTGGATGACGATACCTTTTGGTCGATAGAGCGTCCCTGGCTTGACAATGCGCCGAACGTTTCCTGCATCCCGACTGGGGAGTATGAGATGGGCTGGCGTGAATCTCCACGCTTTGGAGAAACCTGGCATGTGAAAGACGTGCCTGACCGAACTCATATTTTGATTCATGTTGCGAACTTTTCAAAAGATGTGCAGGGGTGCATTGGGCTCGGTATGGATTTAATGGGGGATACGGTCGCGGTGAGTGAATCTAAAAAGGCTGTTTCAAGGTTTGAGGAACTCACTAGGGGCTCAGAATGGCGGCTCAAAATAGAGAATGTGCCATATGCGGCGCTTCCTTAAATAAGACCGCTCCCAAGAGTCAGACCTGGTGTAATCCATGTCGAGCTAAATCTAGGGTTCGTAATGTAGAGGCGTCTGCATATCGGTTTTTGCAGTACAAAATGGACTTAGCAAAGAAGCGCGCAAAGAGAAGAGAACTGACATTTGGGCTAGACATGGAAACGCTCTACGAAGTTTTCAAGGCTCAAGATGGAAAGTGTGCCTTAACGGGTCTGCCTATGACGTGGAAGACCGACGAAGACATGTCTTTATCGATCGACCGCATTGATCCTTTGAGGGGATATGACCGGGACAATGTAAGGCTGGTCTGTACGCGCATCAACATTATGCGCAGCGATCTACGCGACGAAGACTTTTACTGGTGGTGCAAAGTGTGTGCGAGTGCCAATGCAGATTGAAGACGTTGCGAAGAAGCTGAAGGGGAACTTCCCCCTTTACGCAAAAAATATATTGCGGATAGTCACCAAGACCGGTGAGATTACCCCCCTCAAACTAAACCCCGGTCAGGTGGCTATTCATCAGCAGCTTGAAGCTCAGCTCAAAGAAACCGGGCGCATCCGCGCTCTTGTGCTCAAGGCTCGACAGGTGGGTATCAGTACTTATGTGGAGGGCAGATTCTTTTGGAGGATAACTCAGACCCGCAATGCAAACGCTTTCGTACTTTCGCACCTGGCAGAATCGACTAACTCGATTTTTAACATGGTTCGTTTTTTTTACGACCAAGTACCTCACCCCGCTTTTAAGCCGCCGATATCGAGTCAATCGGCTCAGACACTTGTTTTTGATGGGCTCAACTCGCGATACCGAGTTGGTACAGCGCGAAGTACCCAAACCGGGCGAGGACAAACAAACCGATTCGTTCACGGATCCGAAGTAGCGTTCTATCCCCAGGGAGCCGACATTGTCGCCGGCTTGCTGCAGACGGTTGGTGCTGAGGGCTCTGAGGTAATACTCGAGTCGACTGCCAATGGCAGCGGTGGTTGGTTCTATGACCAATGCATGAAGAGCCTAAGAGGTGAGACTGAATGGATTGTCTGTTTCGTACCTTGGTTCTGGATGCCTGAGTATCAGCGAAAGCCTGATCCATATTTTGAGGCTACGCCCGAGGAATATAAATTAGCGCAGCAATACAAACTGACTGATGCCCAGTTATGTTTCCGCCGCGCAAAATTGGATGAGCTGGGCTCGAGTGATCTATTTAAGCAAGAGTACCCGTCTACACCCCTAGAGAGCTTCCTAACGAGCGGTCGCTGCTTTGTTGAGGATGCTGCGTTGAAAGATGCGGAGCTCGAGTGTTACACCGAGGATTTCCGCGGTGACCTCAGAAGTGGTGAGCTCGCACCGCATTCACATGGACCGTACAAGGAATGGTCCGCACCGCTGCGAGATGAAAGCTATGTGATTGGCGTGGACGTTGCTGAGGGGCTTGCATACGGCGACTACTCCTGCGCCCAGGTGCTTGACTCGATGGGGCGCCAGGTAGCCTGTTGGCATGGTCACATAGACCCATTCCAGTGGGGCGATGTAATTGCTTCGCTAGGTCAACGATTTAACACCGCATACGTTATCGTAGAGCGGAACAATCACGGTTTGACTACGCTGCGTAGGCTCCAGGAAACGGGCTACCCTTCCCTGTTCGTTGAGAGCTCGGTCGACAATGCGTATGGCGATCGCCTGACAAAGCGCGGCGGTTTTCTCACAACAAGCAAAACCAAACCGCTGATCATCGACAACCTGGCAGCTTTGTTACGGCAGGGCGAATCAGGCATCGCAGATCAGGAGCTCGTGAACGAATTGCGCACGTATGTCATTGATGAGAAAGGAAGTTACAATTCTCAGCAGGGATGCTATGATGACCGAGTAATTGCGTTTGCAATTGCTCTACATGGACTCGTTTCGATGCCTCGCCCTCGAGGCAACATAATACAAAAACGCTACACAAGCGTGGACAGTGTAGCCGGGTATTAACATGAGCGAGCTCCAACTCATTGAAGAGCCGGTCGAAGATATTGACGGCACCCAAGATACTGAGATTCAGTCTCTAGGGTCTCGCCTGTCCGACGTATTTACTGAATACAAAGACGCCCGAAAAGAGACCGAGAACGAATGGCTCAAAGATTTGCGTCAGTTCCAGGGCATGTACGAGCCCGAGGTGCTAGCCAGGCTCAATGAAAGCGGAGCGCGCAGTAAAGTCTTTGTCGGTCTAACCCGTACAAAAGTCATGGCGGCTTACTCCAGGATTGTCGATTTGCTTTTCCAGCACGGCGATTCTTATTTTGGAATAGAGCCCACCCCCATTCCTCAGCTTGATCCGCTCAAAGCAATGCAGATGCGTGAGCAAGCCGTTATGCAGATTACTGCAGCGTCCGGGGGAATGGCGCCTGAGCTCAATGAAGACCTCATCGCGGCGAGAATGTCTGAGCTCGAGGAAGAGTTTCTAGAGGCTGAGCGTATTATTGCTAAGGAAGCCGCAGAGAAAATGTCGGTTGAGATTCAAGATCAACTGATTGAGGCGAGCGCCGAGCAAAAGCTCAAAGAAGCAATCTTAGAAAGTACAATCTTTGGATCTGGCGCCATCAAAGCCGGCACAGTCCGCATCGATCGCGTTCAGAGTTATTCGAGAATACAAGACCCCGCAACAGGACAAACTGGATTCGCATTGTCGCAAATTGAAAAAGCGATGCCCGAGGTCGAAAGCGTTTCGATCTTTGACCTCTATGTAGATCCTTATTGCACGAGCTTAGACGATTGCGAGGGCTTGTTTCGGCGTCACGTCCTAACCAGATCCCAATTGAGAGACCTGGCGGACAGACCAGGTTTCGATGGCGACATGATTCGCTATCTAATTAAACACAACCGACAAGGCAACCATACTGAGGAAGACCACGAGAAAACGCGCCGTAGGATAGCCGGCATCAATGAATACTCTGAGTCCAGCAACCGGTTTGAGGTTATTGAATACTGGGGTGAAATTGATGGGTATGAATTGGAAGAGCATGGCGTGGATATTCCTGAAGGGACTGATCTTTCTGATTATTTTTCTTCTTGTGTTTGGTTTTCCGGCGGCAAGGTAATCAAGGTGATGCTCAACCCTATCCAGGGTTATCGAGTGCCTTATCACATTTTTCCGTATGAGCGGAGCCCTCACCAATTCTGGGGGACCGGCGTACCTCGCATGATGCGAGACAGCCAGACAACCATGAACGCGGCTACTCGAATATGGATTGATAACCTGGCGCTCAGCTCCGGGCCCATGATGGAGGTCAACACAGACCTTCTGGCTGCAGGAGAAGATCCAACTGACATACACCCCTGGCGCGTATTCCTTAGAGAGGGTGGCGATGGGTCTATGGCGGCAGTTAGGTTTTATCAACCGGTTGCAAACGCTAACGGATTAAATCAGATTGTTGAGTTGTTTCGGCGTTTTGCAGATGAAACTACATCGCTTCCGAGTTATACTCACGGGGAACAGACCCGTTCGTTAAATAAGACGGCAACGGGTATTTCGATGTTGATGGGAGCTGCCAACGTTGCGTTGAAAAGCACCATCAAGAACATCGATGATTTTTTGCTGGAACCAATGGTTTCGGCGTTGTTCCATTTCAATATGGAATTTGGCACCAACGAGAAAGCCAAGGGCGATCTCAAGGTGATTTCGAGAGGTAGCACTGCTCTCATACAAAAGGAAGTGCAATCCCAAAGACTCCTTCAATTCTTGTCTTTGGTCTCTAACCCCATGGATGCGGCACTGGTCGATCGTAACCAGCTTTTGCGTGATATCGCGCAATCGTTGGATATCGATCCTGATGAAGTAATTAAATCCGAGGAGAGGTTACAGGCTGAACAAGCACTCCAAAACCAAGCTCTCGCAGGAGCAGTCCCAGGCGGTGATATGGCTCAGCAGCCAGCCCCAATGGAACTTGGTCTTGGACCTGTTGCGTAACAGGTTACTAGACGCTAGCGACAAACTAGAGCACTCGGACGAAAAGAATTTTCGGTTTGAGCAAGGACGGATCCTAGAGCTCCGAAACATGCTCCAACTAGAGGGACAGGCGAAGTCTGTCTTGGAAAAGGCGCGGACCCCGGTAGGGCTATCCGCGATTGAGTAACGAACATCCCCTGGGGACTCGTGAGGAAAACAATATGGCAAAGGTAAATCCAGCGCAGTTGAAGGCAGAAGCTCAAGAACTGATGGATCAACTTACAAAAGCAAAGGCTGAACCCGAGGCATCGGACACTGAGCAAGAGCTAGAGGAAGTGATTCAAGAAGCACCCGAAGAACCAGAGGAGAGTGCTGAGGTTGAAGCTTCAGAGGTGAGTGAAGAGGAGTCGGACGGCGGCGATGACTCCAATGAACTGTCAGCTCTCGATGAACGAATCAAGAAAGCTGAACGAGCCATGAAAGGTGCGCAGCGGAAAATGACTCAAGCCACTCAGGAAGCTTCTGAGTTAAGGAATCAAAACGAAGCCTTACTCCAAGCCGTTTCTGAGCTAAAGGGTCAACTTGCAGAACAGGCTCGTGACAACGAGAGATTGCAACAGTTGAGGGAAGAATATCCTGACGTAGCAACACCTCTCCTGGACGAGATACAGAGACTGCAAGCAAGGGTTGATGAACATGCCGACTTGAATACGAAGAGAGAACAGGACGCAGCCAGGGCTCAGCAGGAACGCGAAATGGAAGCACATTTCGAAAGAATCCGAGCTGTACACCCAGACTTTCAGGATGTGACTAACACTTCTGATTGGGCGCTCTGGATTGAGGATCAAGATCCTGCTACCCAGCAGTGGGTGCAGAACGGAACCTCGAATGACGTGAACGCGGTCATCTCAAGATTTAAGTCAGACATGGGAATGAAAACCCCAACGCCGCAAGAGAAAACTTTGGAGCGGGCAAAAGAGGCGGCATCGCCAAAAATGCCAAAAGCTCGAAAGTCAAATATGAGTGGCGGAAAGAAATCCTGGTCGGTTGATGAGATCAAGCGAATGCCTAACGAATTATTCGAGAAGCATAAACGTGAGATTTTAGAGAGCTACAAGGAGGGAAAGATCCGCCGTTAATTTTTTGCACTCTTGTGAGGTAAATTACAATGGCATTTTCGTTTTTTTCAACAGGGGCAACATCTGAAGTAAACTTCATCCCCGAAATTTTCAGTAAATTATTGCAGTCTAAGTTTTATGCTCAGTCTGTTCTCCCAGCCATATCCAATACGGATTATGAGGGAGAGATTAGTGGTCAAGGCGACAAGGTAACGATTCGAACCGTTCCTGCCGTAACCATCAATGATTACACTGGATCCATCACTAACCAGGAACTCACCACTTCAAAGGTGGAGCTCCTCATCGATAAGGCGAAGTACTATTCGTTCAAAATTGATGATGTGCTTGGAGTTCAGGCTGACATCGATTTGCTTGAGGAAGCGTCTAACGATGCAGCCGAGGGCATGCGCGTGTCGGTCGAGACCTCTGTTTTGGCGAGCGTTGTCACGGGTGCTACCACTATCGGTTCACAGACAACCATCACTCCTTCCAACATCTTGGAAAACATCTTGGCGGCTGCCCAGGCTCTCGATGAGCTCAACATTCCAGAAGAAGGACGTTTCTACGTCATGTCTCCTGAGTTTGTTTCTGCGCTCAAGCGATCAGAGCTGCGTCAGGCGTACCTAACTGGAGATGATGAATCACCTCTCAGAAACGGTCGCGTAGGCGTTGTGGATCGATTCACGATCTACCAAAGCAACATGCTGTACACGCC